CCAATAACCTTTTTTGTATATTGGTGCTACATCTTCAACTAGTAAATCTTTCATATCTTTAGTGCCACCATGTTCTTCATATACTCGTTTGGTTACACCTAAGTTTGTTTCACCACCTGGGTCTTTAGGGTGATTTACATAACCACCTTCGTGATGTAAGATTGTTTCTAAACATTTATCATAATTACTTTTCATTATTTACCTCTTGTAATTGCTATTATTTTTTTGACTTGTGATTCAATAACCTGAGCTCTGTTAGGCCAGTGTATATACGCTTCTGGTGATTTTGCTAATTTAATTAATAATGGTATGATAAGTTTTTCTAATTGAGCATATTTGTCTTTTTGTTCTTTGCCTAAATTATCTTTTCTTAAATCATACTCATCATCCATTTGCTTTTTAGCAATATCTAATTCTGTTTGATTCTTCTCGTTTACTGCTGATTTAGTAGAATTAATTAGAGATAAAACTTTATCTAGTTTACTGTCTAATCTGTTCACAATATCGCTTGATACCGCCTTAGCAGTACTGTCTGCCGTCTGTTTAACTACTGTTTCTGTCTGTTTAGATTGTTCGTCTGAAGGTTTTTCTTTAACTGAGGTAAAACCCCAATCGCCATCGCCCTCAAATCCATCTAAGAAATCAAAATCTGCCATGCTACTATTTATCTACCTCCGCCTTTAGACTTACGGTCTCTATGCTTTTTCATTACTCTTTCAACTTGCGATTGTTTTACAGTCTTTTTACCATATCTCTCAGCAAGAGGAGTATTAGGGTGTGCTTCTGCAGCTTTAGACATTACTTCTTTCCAACCACTATCAGTTTTACCATCAAGACTACCAACACTAGATACAATATTTACTGTTGTAGGTGGTAATAATTCTATCTTAGGGTTTTTCTTTAGTTTCTCCATTTCTGCAATAGACATGAAGTCCTCATATTCTATACCTGTTTTCAGGTTCTTAAATCTGTATGTTGGCATTATAGTTTAAACTCATCAAATGTTATTTTACCACTAGGATACTTCCATGTACCGTCTGTATTATAATGGTCAGGATGTTTGCCTGTCTCTTTATACTTATTTATAGTCTTTGTTAAAGAGTATCCTTCTTCGTTCTTCATAGACATAAATTTATTTAGTACTATATTATCAGGATCAGATTTGTATAGTTCTATAGCAAGATAGTCTATAACTTTTTCATCCATAGATGTCTTTAAATGTTTACCCATTATATTATCCTATTCATGTTCGCCACCTATGCCTCTAAGACTTGTACTAATTTTTTCATCTTGTACTTGCTTAAAGTAGTATGCAGTTAAAAATATAGCCGCAACCAATAAGGCGTGTGCTAATGCTGATATGCCAAAAGCATAGATGCTCTCTACAATGTAAATCCCAAATACAGCAGACCACATCCATGCTAATATTTGCATAGACATTAGTTTCACCTGCATAGGTGCTTTACTAAGAGCGTTTATTCTATCGTTCATTATTAAATCCCAATAATTTTTCATGTTATGTTACTTTCAAACCACTCTGGTGTTTCTCTATTAGTCCACTTAGCAAAATATGCTTTTGCTTCTATGTAATAGTTTTTATATGATTGTATAGAATCACCTGGTACTATACATTGTGGATAATGGGACATAGCAGGTGGTGGTTCTGACCAGCCATTGTCTTTTAGATTAGTTGGTGGATACTTTAAAAGGTCTTTGAGCAGTTCAATTGTACTGTGGTTTTTTTTATATCTGTGGGTATATTCTCGCCCAAGTTCCCTGAACAGCGAGTACAACCAGTTGTAGTGCTGAGTAGAAGAACGAGCCCAAACAGCACTAGGGTGGTGATAATGTACTGCTTTGTAAATTGTTGCTTCTTCATTAGGATTTTCTAGTCTATATCTTTGTACTTTTCTGCCTGTCTTTGATTTTGCTTCGTACTTAATGCCGTCTGTCATTCTCTTAGCCGTTGAAAGTAATTGTGCATATTCAACAATCATTTTTACAACGTGCTTATCAACATGAAGTTCAGCACAAGTCTTTGTATCATTATGTAGATAAAATATATTCATAATATAGTAGTATTATATCAGTTTAATTCTTTTTTGTCAACCCCCTTGATTCCCTGCATAAGGGATTGTAGTTTATCCATCCATATTCTTTTGATGTCTGGATCTTGGGCAGTTTGATGTGCCTTCCATAAGTTTGCGGCTCTTCGCCAAAATAGTTCCATATTATAGTTCATAAACACCTCTTATATTATATTGTATTATTTCTTTCACTAGTTCAACATATGTAGGTTTACTAGCATATTTGTCTAGATAGTTTGCTAATTCTAATGCGTCTTTGACACCGTTTGCTCTTGCCATTCTCAGTTCTTCAAAGGCATGAACATTGTTTAGTATATGTAAATAATCAACAACACTTTCACATTTACTACTATACATTTTTACACCCCAACCTGGCCATTCTGTCCAAGGTATAGGTAGTAAGTATGGTACGTCTTTATTCCATGTTCGAATACCAAACAAATTATTACCTTCATTTGCAAATCTAGATTTACCCCAGCCAGTTTCTATAACTGCCTGAGCAATAATTAGTTCATTAGGAATTTGATATTCTGGTTCTATATTTTGATACAAATAATTAATACAACCATTTAATGATTGTACAAATATATCCTTTGATGATGTATCAATGTCTGGTAGATGATATGTTTTTTCAACAATCGTATGAACACCATACTCTAAATTTATTTTTTTAAAATTCAAACTCGTAGCAGCAGGGTTTTCTATCCATTGTTCTATCTCATCAACTTCAGTTGTAGTTGTCCATTCATCTTCTAAAAATTCAAGACAACCATCATCTGTACATGACTCTTGTTTATTAGAAGTAATGTACAATAATGAGATACACAATAATAAAAATATTGAGTAAAATTTTAATGTTTTCATATTAACTTTTTTAAGTCTCTTTTTGTAGCATATGATTTATGTAATCTACAAGTAAACCATCTAAACTTTGGTTCAGGTGTAGCAGGACCTTCAAACTCTAATTCATTTGAGGCTTCTGAATATACAAGTTTTTTCATAAACAAAGATATAGCAGCGTCATATTCTTTGCAAGGTGTATATTTTTCTCTAACTCGTCTAGGTGTTTCGTAAATACCTTTACGACTAGCGATAATTCCTTTTATTATTTTCTTTTCGTATCTATTTAATTTCAAAATGTAGCCTTTCTTTTATTTATTGTTGTAGTTTGTAGTCATGAAGTATTTTATTAATAGCATTCTTCATATTGATATCTATTCTTTTTAAGAGAATTTTACCTAATTCATCATCAATTTCTATTTCTTCTTTAATCTTTTTATTGATTTTATTGATTTGACTATAAGCAATATTTCTAACTATAGCAAGTGCCATATTATTCATATTAAAGTTCTCCTATTTCTTCTTTGAACATTTGATAGTAAGCAACTGCCATGCAATATGCAAAAAAGACAGTTAGCGATAGTGTGATGTATAATAATATAGTCATAATACTAATAATTAATTACTATTGTATTTTGTAATCTTTTAATTACATTGTCTAGATTTAACTCTTTATACACATAATCATATGCGTCAGCCTTTAATTGTTTGGCATAGTCAAGTTGAGCAAAGACATCTTTTTGTTCTTTAAACTCTTTAAATATAACATCTAAAGTCTTGTAAGCGAAGTCAATTTTTCTTTTTTTCATAATGTAGTCTTTCTTTTTAATTATTGTATTGATAAATGTGGTATTACATGAAATGCGTCTAAAGTATATTCTTTAGCATACTTAATCAAATCGGTATGATTGATAATTTCATCTTGTTTAAAATGTGTTAGTCCGGGTTCGATTACACAATACTCATCTGATTGTATAAAGTCTTTTGGTAGTTCATATTTCATAATGTAGTCTTTCTTTTTTGTTAATATACTTATATTATACACTATTATGAGACTAAAAACAAGCATTATTCCAGTTAAAAAACCCTTATTTTATGCGCTTTTTTGGATTATTCCACATAAAAAAACCCTTATAAATCAACACTTTAGAGCGGTCTAAAATCGTTGAAAAATAAGGGTTTTAATGATGATTAACGTGGATTATTTACTCTTTTTTCATGAAATTGTCGTCCCAATTAAAAGCGTCTTTCACTAGATTCGCTGTAAATCCTTTATACTTGTTATTGACTTTTTTGTTGACTACTGCAACTAAAAATTCTGCTTCTTCAGCAGATAGTCCTTCTAACATTTGAATAAAAAGCGTCTCTCTTTTTGTGCCTGATAGTGTACTATCACCACCTTTTGTGAATAGATACAATCTTTTTGCTTCTTGTCTAAGCATAGTATG